TATACACCTGCTAAAACAAAAGCATACGAAGAAGAAATCCGCGATGCTGCCAAGCAAGCAATGGGTGTCTCAGAGCCGTTAGCCGGTGCTGTAAAGGTTTATGTGATGTGTGCTTACCCAATGCCTAAGTCAATGAGTAAAGCAGACCGAGCAAAGGCCCTTTTAGGCGATTTGAAGCCTACTAAGAAGCCTGACCTAGACAATGTAGCCAAAGCTCATTTAGACGCTTTAAACGGCGTTATTTACGTTGATGATGCTCAGATTGTTAGGCTGCAAGTGAGCAAGGTTTACGGTGAGCATCCGTGTGTTGAAGTTATTGTTATGGAAGATTTGCAATGAAATGCCCTGAATGTGGAACTTGGACAGAAGTTTTAGAGACAAGAAAGCATGGAGAGAATGGGAAAAGACGTAGATATGAATGTGCAAACGAGCATAGATTTACAACATTGGAGCAAGTAGTCGATGGAATCTCCGTTCAACTATCCGGAAGGACCGCCAGAATGGTTCAAGGAATTGCAAAGGGAAAAAAGACGAGCCTACCGAGCGAAGAAGTTAGGCCGACCTATTGGCAAATGGGGAGGTTACAGGAAGGGAGCAGGGAGGCCGAGGGAGAAGGATTACACACATACGGTTAACCTAAACCTCAACACTATTCAAGTGTCAGCATTGTTAGACATGGGTGAGGGCGATATTCGCAAAGGATTGGAAGCCCTTATCAATCGTTATATGTAAAGGATTGTTATGAATGAAGAAGACGCATTTAGAGCTATTGACTTTGTAAAGAAAAGCGCAGAGCAATACGGCCAAGCTAAGGCCGATGTGAGCTACATAGAAAAGTATTTGACCAGCCTAAAAAGCGAGTTGATGGGCGAGGAAACAGGAACGCTGGGTGCAAAAGAAGCGTATGCCTACAGTCACCCACGCTACAAGGATCAACTGCAAGCCCTCAAAATAGCGGTAGCAGAAGAAGCAAAGCTCAAATACCTACTAGAAGCAGCCAAGATGACCATTGAGGTCTTTAAGACGCTGGAGTTTAGTAAGCGTGTAGAGATGAGGGCTTTTCAATAATGTGGCCGTTTCCTACTAAGCTGCCGCCCAGCAAACCTGGAGAGCCTAAATTTAACCCCGATAACTTTGAAGAAGCACCTTTTTAATGTATAGATCAAACGACCTATTAGCCCTTGCTGAAGGGCAACCATGCTTGTTAGGAATTAGCTCAAGGTGCTTAGGCTCAGAAGGCTCTACAACGGTTGCAGCGCACTCAAACAGCTATCAGCATGGGAAAGGTAAGGCAATCAAGGCTGAGGACGTATACACGGTCTGGGCGTGTTATTACTGCCATGAGGTGCTGGATAGTGGTAAGAAGTTGGGAAGAAAAGAAAAAGAAGAAGCCTTTGACCAAGCGCATCTAAAACAAATAGAAGAGTGGACAAAGATAGCCACCAACCCAACAATCAGACCTTGGAAGAAAAAAGTAGCAGAAGATGCTATTAGATATTTAGCTAAAAAGCACTTGGTAGAAAATTAAGCCGCCCCTAAAAATTTGATGGGGGGGTCATTTATTGATGGGGGGTCTTAAACCACAAACAGACCCAAAAACACCCATCGGATTATCTGATTATCTAACCCCCTCCCCTCATATAATCGGAGATAATCGGTCAAAATAATACATAATCACGCTATATAATAACGCTATATAATCACGCTGATAATCACATGGCAAAGCAAAGCCCTAGCCAAGCGGCTATTTTAAAAGAAAACACCAAACAAAGCCCCTAATTTAAGGGCTTGATACTATGCAATGCGAATCGGGTTTTTTTATAATGATTCAATTGCGTTATAAAGCGGCAGAATCACGCTCTGGTATGTCATACCGCCGTCAGTAGGAATGACGTTTACAAACTGAGCGCCGCTCTCTACTGGCTTACTCAATCGTTGGATCATCACGGGCGCTTCGTCATAGTCAGGGCCAAAGACATAGGCAAAGCCTGACCCGCTGGGTGTGATAGTTTCAAACATAGTTAAACCCCTTAACATAAAAAAAGGTCAATCAAACGCCTACACAAAAGCATAGGCGAAGCAATGATAAGCCAGCCACTAAAGGCCAGCCTAAGCAATAGAGATAAAAAAAAGGGCCGAAGCCCTTAGTTATCGGTAATACCGAAGCCCATCAATAGGGCAAACAATCCATTGTTTTAGATCGCCGTTAGCTTTTGCCCATAGAGAGCGGGGAAATTCTTTATAGTGTGTTGCACCATGTCCAAAACGAATTTCGCTTGGTGTCGGGTTTCTATGCGCCGTGATAGAACGATCAGGATCAATGAAATCAAACATGGTTTACCCCTTAATGACGTGATGCGGCTTTTTGTTTGTTCATTTCATACCATGCGGCAAGCCATTTTTTGGCTTCGCTTGTAGTTTTAAAAATGAAAGGTTCAATAACAGAACCGTGGGCGGCTTGATAGTGCGTGCCATAGTCAAGAACGGTTAAATCATAGCTCGCAAATCCATCTTCACGCATTTCACACTCAAGAACCGCGTCATATGCTTTTAAACAATTAGGGTTGAACACTTCCATAGTGAAGCCTGAAGCTGGCTTAAATTTTAAGATTGACATCGTTTACCCCTTGAGAAACATAAGAACAGCGGCTGGGCCAGCGAATAAGGCCACAAAGACAATCGCTAAGGCCAGATCAATAAAAAATTGTTTCATTCTTCATCCCCTGAGTGACGATCCTCAAGCATTTCAATAGCCCAATCTAAAGCCTGATTGAATCCATCACCGTCATACTTACGGCTTACATATGCCAAGACTGTTTTTATGTCTTCGCTTGACGGCTTAATCTTGCTTTCGTTGCTATCTAGTTGATCAATAACATCATCAACAGATACTGTCACCATGTCAAAGATGCCCAGCTTTTGGCTTACTTGGAAGCGGAGCATATAAAGTTCACGATCTGTCAATCCATCTAAAATAATTGTGTTCATTGTTTGCTACCTTTAAGTGTTACTTTCTACTAGATGCACATTGCATCCAATAGCCCTAGCAAGTAAGGCTATTAGCTAAAATGTTAAGCGGTTACAGCTTCAATAGCTGGCGAATCCGTGCATATACAAACAATGCGTTCAAACCTAAGTGCACCCGCTAAAGTGCAAACAGTGACATTCTTGCCCGTGTGTGTGTAGCTCTCAACACGCATGCGTTTACCATGCACCGTGATGATCTGGCCGATCTTGTAAGATTGTTTAGGGATAAAAGCGAATTTCATAATTTACCCCTCAAACGGCGATGTAGTTTGTGCAACGATGACGACGGCGTGCGTCAAACCCGTTAGGTTTGCGTTGACCTTTGATGAGCAAAGCATCAATGCTAAAGCCTTTGCCGCTCTCAAATTCTCGTTCTTTGATGAGCTTTTCTTTGAGTTCTTGAACTCTTGCTTCAACCCGATCCAACGAGCCCTCATAGTATTCACGGTGAACCGTTGACATTGGGTAAGTAGTAACAAAACCCTCAATAGCACCGCGCTCCGATGGCGAAGCGTGAATAATGAACTTATATGATTTCATGGTGAATGATTCTCCCTTTAAGGTTTACTTTCTAAGATGCCCTGATGTAGAGCATGGATAGATTATAAGCACACCTATACACCAGAGCAACAAAAAAGCACAAAAAAACTCAACTGAAAACCCTAATGGTTTTATATACAGTAGTTAGTTAAAAGCTATCGACACTTGATTATTGATAACTCAAGTGAATCAATGGCCATTGGCAAAGATCGTGCCAAGTTAACCCAGCAAGTAAACAAAGCAGGGCAAAACATAAGACGGAAATCGCGTAAAGAAAAAAGAAAAGAAAAGCACCAAGTTCTGTCTGTCTTCTTTCACTTCATAGAGGGAAAACAGTAAGAGAAACAGTAAGAGAGCATGAGAGCCAGATCAAAAGCATCAGCGACTATTAAATTGAATATAAGTTAATCACTACTAAAACAAAAACATAAAAGAGAGCGGCCCCTCCCTAAATCTTTTCATCCCCCCCTATTCTCAGAGGGAAAGCGTAGGGGCAGGGGGGAGGGGGTAGGGCTGGAGCGGTGGCAGAGGGGGGAGGCCCAGTCACCCATTCCCAAATTTTTTACAAAAACTTTTCTAAGTCAGCTTATACTACGCACCAGAGTGTTTACTCTCTCTTACAGGAAATGGACACTCTCTCTTACGGTAAAACGACACCAAAGGAATAGAAATGAGATGGGAACTGATTGATCCGAGGACGGATGTAGAGGCTGTTGTAGAGATGGCTGATGGGATTTACGGGGCTGAGAGTGATGGATTTGTGGTGAGGGACAGGAATGTGTTTAGACAGCACGTTACTGTTACGGCTACTAATCAGTTGTTTGATAAGAGTAAAGAGTTCTTAGCGGGATGCTGGAACGGGGAGAAGTTGCTGGGGTATTGTTGGTTTGACCGTGGTGGATATACGACTTATTCTAGGGATGAGATTAGTAATGCTAAGTTCCACCATGTTGACCTTGCGTTGCCGGTAAGAACGAGGTATAAACTGATTAATGCGATGATTGACCAGCACATATTGTGGGCGGCACATTGCGGTATTCCTGTTATTTGTTCGAGCAGCATACGGTCGGAGCAGGATGCCTTCTTGAAAATTCATGCAAAACGTGGTTTTAAGGTAAATGGATCGTATGCTTGGGGTCGTACATCTGAGCTATTGGAGAGAATGAATGCTTCCTGAAAAAATTCGGGCCTCCGGCGAAAAGGTAACTACACCTGAAGAGCTTGCATATCGTAAAGAAAAGCGGGCTGCTAAAAAAACAGGACAAGTTATTGAAAAAGCCAAGTCTGTTGGTCGGCCTAAAAGTGTTGTTAATCGGGTTACTGAATACGGTGCTTTGTTTAACCGTATGAATGATGAACGTGCTGCTGTTGGCTTGCCTCCATTAAAGACTGCTATGGAGGTGTTAATTGATGCCATGCAAAGCGAAGAGATTGATCTAAGGGATAAGGCTAGGATTGCTGATAAACTAGCACCGTTTGAATCTTCTAGAGCGCCGATTATTTCTATTGAGCACGTTAATAATGTTCAAGAGAAAGAGGAAGTTGATGCTGATGAAGCATTGGCTGATTTTTTGTCTGCCTTAAATAAGGTGTAAACTATGCCGTTGAAAAAGGGTAAGTCTGAAAAGACTTTTAAAGAAAACATCAAAACTGAAGTTAAAGCTGGGAAGCCAGATAAACAAGCAGTTGCGATCGCTTATGCTATGAAGCGTGAATCTGGCAAAAAACGAAAGGTGAAATAATGCACTACACATCTGGAAATAATGCTCCCACGCTGATGGCTCAAGCGCCTAACCGTGTGGGTAACAAGTCTAAGTTTGTTGCTACCGGCAAAGGTGGCGCTACTGCTGAGACCCGTCCTGAAGGCTCTACTATGTATGGCGAAGGCCATGAAGTTAAGATGAAGCCAAAAGGTTCTCCTGAAGCTGGCCGTGGTCAAAAAGTGACTGCCAAGCGCGGCAAAGGTACTGATGGTCCCGCTACTAACAACGGCTTTTTGGGCAGCGAAGACAAACGAGTGCGTGGCTCGTTGTATCGCGGCAATAACAAGGATTGCTAATCATGTCCGGATATGGTCGCGTAATTTCTGGTGGTGCACAAGTTTCCAAAGGAAACAACACCAAACAAATTAACGACAAATTGGAAGGCTTTGAGGAAAAGCATGAGCGGTCTGAAAAGATTGCTGGTGCTGTTCGTGAAGGCATGAACAATGTCGTTATGGAAGGACCCCGCCGTCTTAAAGTGAACGGTGGTAAATTCGAGGCTAACAAGTCTAATTACACATACAAGTAAAGGAAAAGTATGGCAACGTATGATATTGATGCTTTAAAAGCAGACTTACCCACGGCTAAAGAGCTGGCTCAGTTTGTCTATGACCAAACAGGGCTGGCGCTTAACCTTGTTGGCCGCAAAAAAGATGACCAGTACATCGCAGCTAAAAATGCTTTAGAAGGAAAAGTCGTTCCTAAAGAGTTCATTACTACGGACAACCCGTATGTGGACAAACGGGAAATGATTCCTGTGGATGAGGTTAAAAAGGTTCCTCCTCGCTCATCTACATTGCCTCCTACTGATACGCAAATTCATCAGTTTGTGGCTACAAATATGCCTCACCCGCAAGACCCGCAATCGGATCACAAGGTGCAAATTTGTTTCCGCAAATACAGTAATGAATTAATTACTTACCAAATTGTTGGCCCTCTGGTTCAGCAAGCTGTTGGCACTCGTATCAATAAGTTTGGTCAAACAGTTCCTGAACGCTATACCTGGATGGACCCACGCACACCTGAAACTGTGTTGCGTAATCCTGATGGCACGTTTACTAAAGATGGCCGAGGTCTTTACACATACTGCGCCGGTGAAAAAGGTGCTGGTATTTGGACTTTGATTGACAAGCGCATGATGGAAGTCACCGCTAAAAACATTACCAATCCGTGGGATTAAATGGAAGATTTCGCAACCGTCTTTAGAGAGCGTCTATCTGGTCAGGCTGAAGCTTGCGCCCGTAAAACGCTTGAATGGCTGCAAAAAGACCTCCAAGGCGCCCATAAACTGGAACCTGAACAGGTCTATTATCTCGCTAGTGCCGCAGAAATTCTGCTGACGTTGCGCGATACCTATGGCAAAAAGTGAAGCTAGTGATTACGTCCAGCCAGTATTTAAAGACAGGGCGTTAAAGCATTTAGTGAAGTTGGCTGGTGGCAAGAGCGTTGTTAAGCTCTTTACCCCAGACCAATACAAAAAGATGATGCTTGCCAGGGACAAGATTGCACATGATATGCAATTCAATGCCCTGAAATGGTTTCGTCCTTTTCCTTATCAGCAAAAATTTTTTGAAACCGGCAATAAATTTACCCGCCGTGGCATGATTGCTGCCAACCGCGCCGGTAAAACCATTGCATCTACATACGAAACCGCATACCACCTAACTGGCCGCTATCCCAAAGGCTGGAAAGGCAAGACGTTTGACGGTCCAATTATTGCTATGTGCGCTGGTGAATCCTGGGAGCAGGTCGCCAAAACGCTACAGTCCAAGATGCTTGGCTGTGATGATATTAAGCAGGGTTATAAATTAGGAACCGGCTCAATCCCCAAGGAGTGTATTGATGATAAAAGTATGCGTACTGACGGGGCTAATGTACTTGCTATTGAAATTTGGCATACAACCGGAGGTAAATCCAAGTTGTATTTCTCCAACTACACCCAACAAGTCCGTCACCTGCAAGGTTTTGAGCTTGATTTAGTTGTATTGGATGAGCAGCCGCCAGACGAGACATTCTCTGAGTTGGTTGTGCGTACCGCAGCGCGTAATGGGCAGGTCATTTGCTCATTTACACCGCTCAAAGGTATGTCAGGGCTTGTGCGTAAGTTTTGGGATAGTGTAGACGGGTACACACACGTTCGCGTTACATGGGATGACGTGCCGTATGAGAATGAATGGGGTGAGCCATTCTTTACAAAGTCTGAACGTGAGCAGTTGGCTCGTGACTTTATGCCGTGGGAACGCGAATGCCGTATGAATGGTATTCCGCTGGTCGGCCAAGGTGTTGTATTTCCTATTTTGGATTGGCCAATTTATAAAACTTCTGACATTGATTTCAAGAATAATGAAAAGCTTGAACGACTAATCAGCTTTGACTTAGGGATCAAGAATGACCCAACTGTTATTTCCTTTTTATTTCGCGATCCTTTTACAGAAAATATCTACTTACATCGCCAGATTAAAGTGCCTAGCGGTGAAACACCTGACGAGTATGTTCACTATCTTCTTGATAGAGAATCTAGGGGGGTTCCTATCGCTTTACCACATGATGCTGGACAAGCTGGACGATATACATTAACCGAGCAATCGGTGCGGGAAGTTTTTGAGGACAATTACGGTCTCAATGTTATAGCTGGTGCTATACTTAACCCAGCCAATGACCAAGGCAAGGTTACTAACCATAAATCTTATGGTATTAACGTCATGCGGATTGGCATGGAACGTGGGTCTTTAATGATTAACGAAGATTGCAAGGCATTTTTGGACGAAGCACGAAATTATGCAATTGACCAAAATGGCCGTTTTAGCGATCCTGATGACCATATTGACTCAGCACGAATTGGAATATTAGCGTTGATTCAAGGCCACGGAGAATCATTAGTAAGCCATGCTAATAACTTTGCAAAGCGTAGAATCGCTCCTATTGAGGGCAAAGTCCAAAGGATTTAACAATGTTTGACAAGCAAAACGTAATTATCCAAAACCTGTCTAGCGAATCAGGCCATCGCGGTCTGACCGAGCGGGTAGCGCATGAGATTTACGTCAAAATGGTTGATTACCTGCGGCTGACTCAATCAAAAAACACTTACAACCGCTTCTCCGACTACCATTATTTGCAAATTCCTGTCGCCAATTCGACAGAACCTGTTCGCGGTATTGATTACATCCATCCAGTTGTTACTCCTGGCATTGATTACGCCACAGCCGTGATTACTAAGTGCCTGATGCCCGATGGCAAGGTCAACTTTGAGTTTGAACGCTTTACAGAAGACGACACCATTCAGTCTGAACAAGCGACTGACATGGTTAAGTACTTTATCAACAGCAAAAACAATTCTTACCAAATCATTCGTGATTGGGCGCAAGACAGCCTGTTGCACAAAAACGGTATCGTGATGGTTACGCCCATCCGTGAGCAAATTGTTCAATACAAAGAAGTTGACGGCACTTTGGATCAGCTCCGCGTGTTTGAAACAATGGCTGCTGACAAAGGTCTTACACCTAAGTTGCAAGATAAGGAAAAGATTGACGTACAAGTTGGTCAAGCCTTGCAACAAGCCATGCAAGGTGGTAATGCCGCTCAACAAATTAACGCATCGCTCAAAGACAACACCGTATATCGTGCTAAGTACAAGCTGACAGGCTATTCAACTAACATCAAGATTAAGCACGTTGCCCAACACTATTTTGTGTGTAATCCAACGATTCCTTCAATTGAGATGCAAGATTTCTGCGGTTTTTATGAGCCAATGACGATCCATGAAGCCAAGTTACTTCACCCGTATATTGATCTTGAGCAGTTTGCTGACCATGCTGCCTATGGTCCTGCTGGCGCATATCAGGCTGGCGCTTTGGAAAACGATTTGGCTCTCCATGCAAGAGATTCGACACCCGTCCCAGGTCAAGGTGTCATTGCCTCGCAAGGTGCTGACCGTTACTCTCGCGTGGTCATGCTTACTTACGCTTGGCTGCGCCGCGATATTGATGACGATGGCGAAGAAGAGCTTGTGGAATGCTGTTTCTCGGGTTCCTACGTTATTTACGCAAAGCAAGTAGACTTTATTCCGCTTGCCAATATGTGTCCCAAGCCAATCGTGGGCAACTTTTTTGGCTACTCAATGGCAGAGCGTCTTGTGCCTTTGCAAGAATACTCTACCTCGATTGCTCGTGCTGAAATGGCATTTGCCATGCAATCGTCTACACCTCGTATTGGTGTAAACCCTGAGTTTGTGGACGCAGAAGAAATCCAACGTGGTGTCAGCGCCATGTTTATTCTGGATCGCAAATTTGACCCCGCCAAGCACGTTTTTGAGTTTGCCCCTATGCAGGGTAACCTTGGCTACGTTCAAAGCGCCATGGAGCGTTTTGAGGCCGATAAGATGGCTTTGATTGGCATGACCTCGCCAAGCGATGTGTTGAACCCTGAAGTCATGAAAGATGGCAACAGCGGTTACAAGTTGCAATTGGCTATGGGTCCGAACCAACTGATCCAAGACGAAATGGTCAAAAACTGCGCCATTGGATTACGCGATGCGATCTATTTGGTGTGGAAAACCATGATTCAGTATGCTGACGATTACAACATCCAGCAACTGGCTCATCATTGCGCTGAAGGCAAACCATTTATGGATGCCATGTCGGTTGAGAACTATGAGTTTATTGACCGCAAAATGATTAACATCGACTTGGCGCTGGGTTTCATGTCTGATGAAAACCGTTTGACCCGTCAAAAGATGATTACAGCGGCTCAGACTGAGTTTGCTGCGGCCATGATGCAAGTTCCTCCATCTTGCCCTGAGATGTTTGAGAAGTTGCGCCGTCCTTACGAAGACACGTTGCGTGTGTTGGGTGTTAAAAACATTGATAGCTATTTGCCCACAATGGACGAAGCTGTCAAGATCATGCAAGCTAACTCACAAAAACCGCCTACTCCTGAACAGCAAGAAATCAGCAGCAAAGTGGCGCTGAATCAAGCTAAGGCACAAAAAGATCAGGCTGATACAGCTATGATTGTAAAAAAGACGCAAAACATCGATTTTGATAATGCGATGGTCTTTAAAGCCGCACAAGAAAACAAGGTAAAAGCTGTAGAAATGGAATGATATGAAAAGCCTAGTATTGAATATCAGGGATTATTTTAATCGCCGCACAAGGGCAGCAGACATTGATACTCGTGCATCACAAACGAGGCATCAACTAATTATTGACAATGCTGCTTGTGCTGCTAGATTACTCAAGAATGAAGATTTTGCATTGTTGTTCAATCTGTATCGTTTTTCTGTGTTGTCACAGTTAGAAGATGTAAAAACAGATGCTGAACGTATTGAATTGTCGTATTACATAGCAGGTGTCCGTGATTTTGTCGTATTTACCGAGAAAACCGAACATTTATCTAATGTATTAAATGAAAAATTGAAAGCTAAGGAAAAGGTATAAAATATGTCAGACGTAACTGCAACCGCAGCCGCCCCTGAGCAAACTGGTAGTGTTAATCTTGCCGACTCTATCGCCTCGATGATTGCCGCTAACAAGCGTAACAATCCGAGGGTTGAAGGAGCCGAGCCGCCACCAGCGGGACAAGAGGAAGCGAAAGCCGAATCCCCCGAGGCGACTCCTGAAGAGGGAGCCGAACCTGAAGGTAGTTCAACTGAGTCTGAAGAAGGCGCAGAACTTGAAAGCGCAGAAGAACCCAGCGAAGCTGTAAGTGATTCCGTAAACTTTCTTGAGTTTGCCAAAGCTAACCCTAAAGCCATCATTGAAATCCCTAATAAGGATGCCGAAGGTGGGGTAATTAAACTTACCGCTGAACGGGCAGCCGCCATTCTTGGACAAGGAAGTGCTATCCATGAAAATGCGCGTAAGCTTAAAGCCGAACGTGCCGATTTTGAAGAGTATGAAGCCAAGCGAAGAAGTGAGCTTGATGGATTGCAAATTGGTTTAGAGTTGACTATGGTTCCGCAGCTTGAAAATGCTGCTAACGACCTAGTAACTCTCCAAGGCTATAACCAGCAATGGACGCAAATCCTGAATAGCGCAACAGACCCAGTAAAACAAGCAGAAGCTCGTGCTGCTATTAAGCAAAACGCAGAACTGATTGAAGAAAAGTCTGAATTTATTCGTAGTAACCGTCCTAAAGTTGAGAATTTCTTTAATCAACGAGCAAGTTTTGTAAAAGAAACTCTCGAAAAAGCTCGTCAAAGTTTTAGTGATAAAGAATTAGCCAACAAAGCCAACTTTAACGAACTTCGTGAACGGTTGGAAAAGGATTGGAAAGGCGCAAAGAGTAGCTATATCCCTGGTGTGCCAAACCTTGATTTGGTTTCTAGTGATGAATACTTGTTGGGGTTGATTCGTGACGGTATGAAATTCCGTGATGGTCCAACCGTACGAAATGCTGGTGGCTCATTGGCCGCTGCAAGCCGTCAAACAGGTAAAGCTAAAACTGCTGCTGATACACAGGCTGAAGAACTTCAAAAACGTGCTGCTAAAGGCGATAAGGCCGCTACGCGAGACCTTTTGGCTACATTTATCGCGTCTAAAAAACGTAAATAACCTTTTTAAATTTTAGGAGTTTTTAATGTCTACTATTACCTCTACCACGCTTGGTAACGGCAATGGCCCGTACCAAACCGACATCGTTGTCAAAGACCTCGACTTGACCGTTTCCAACTACGTTAAAGATCGTACGCCTGTTACTAACATGGCTATGAGCAAAAAACGTAAGATCAACTCTACTCTGCACATTTGGCCTATCGATTATTTCCGTACGCCTAACCTGAATGCAGCTTTGGAAGGTGCATCTGTTACAGCATCTTTGGCTGATTCCAACACCCGTGCTAACTTGGGTAACTACACTCAAATTTTCACGACCGTGATTGGCGCTACAGGTACTGCTCGTGCCGTTGAACAAGCTGGTGGCGATCCCCAAGCTTACCAAGAAGTCAAGCAATTGACTGAAATCATGTTTGACGTTGAGTTGCAAATGGTTCGTGCTGACGGCGCTTCCATCAAATACTCTGGTCAATCGTCTAGCCAAGCTTCCAGCCCCAACAACGGTCGCCGTTTTGGTTCGCTGTATTCTTTCGCTGGTACACGTTCGGGCAACGATACTGACGGAACTTCCGTGTTGAACTTGGCTGCTTCCGAAAGCAATGACACCACTACCGCTGTTGACACTAACACTCCTTTCAACGGTGTGTTGTCTAACGCTGGTTTGGGTTATTTCAGCTTCGGTTCTAACGAAACATTGCAAGCTTTCAGCCCCGTGTTGTACAAACAACTCGTGACTGTTGCTGAACAGCGTTTCAACGCCAAGATTACCAACATCATGGCCCCCGTGTCGCAACGTACCTACATTTCGGACAACATTGCTCAATCACGTTCGATTAACCGTTTTAACCCTGCTGACAAGGGTGACACGATTGGTACTTACGAAGGTGACTTCAACTACACCTACCAAATCGATGACAACTGGATCATGGATCAAACTGGTGCTGATAACACCAGCATCTTGTTCCTGAACCCTGATGTCGTTCAATGGGGTAGCTTGCGTGAACTTGGTCCTAACAACGAAGTGTTCTCTAACGCTGACGCTTCCTTGGATCAATACATCATGGAAGGTACATTGATTGTTCGTAACCCTGCTGGCGTTGCTGTTTTGGCCGCTATCACACCCTCGAACACTTTGGTTACTACACCTCGTCCGAGCGCACAAGTTAAACGCTACCAAGCGTAATAACTGGAAAGGCCCTCCGGGGCTTTTCTAAAGTATTCTTAGAGTCCTTTAGAAAACTCCTGGAGAAAAGTATGGAATTGAACCTCAATAATGAAGAAGCACGTCTAAACGAAGACTACTTTATGAAGGGTCAGCTTGAAGCTGGCATTGATGGCGTACTCCGCAGAAACGATAAACTTTTTAATGAGGTTAAGTCAGGCAATTGGTCGCAGACCTTTACTCATAAAGACGGCCACATCAAGTACAAGATTGGCGGTCAAGATGGTGAGCGTTACATTCAATATGAACAAGATAACGTGGAAGCCATGCGTCAGTTTTGCAAAGAGCGCAGAGAGTTTTATCAAAAATATGGTACTGATAATCCCTTTTTTGCTGGCACATTTCATGCTATGGAGCTGCCTAAATGCTTTGCATACGAGATAAGCAATAAGTGGTTTAACAATCGTCCTTGGGATTTAATTAAGCTGGACAAAAAAGACAAGATTTTGTTCTACGCGATTGTTAATACATATTACTCAGACTTCGTATGTCATCCTACTGGTAAGATACCTTTACCATATAATCCAATCATTCCTACCAAGTAAGGACAGCAAATGGCAAGCTTTATCCAATCAGCAAACGTGCTAGTAAGTCGTGTGGCTTCTTGGGTGGGCGCTATTCCTGTTTCTACAACCAGCACAGCTAGTAGCTTTAATGCTACAACTTTTGTTATTACAGCAAGTGCTTCTGTTACTGGTATTGCTGTTGGCGACTTTATTAGCAACTCAACAATGGGTCCTTTTACCCTTGTTACTGCTGTTTCTGGTAGCACAATTACTGTCAATGATCCTGATGGCGTATGGGCGGCGGCCACGTTGCCTGCAACTATTGTTAAGTTGCCGTCTAACGTAGTTTCTGAGATTCTGTCGTGTATTCAGCTTTGTGAGCTAAAGATGCGTACTTGTGAGCTACCTGCTCTGCGTACAAATCCTTATGACGCTACAAATCCTACTACGCTGACTACTGATGCTCAAGGTATGGCGGCTATTCCGGCTGACATGAACTGGCCTATTTTGTTTTTCCAACAAACACCTAATAGCTCAGTAACACCAGGAACACCTCAAGCCAACATGGGTCCTTGGATCATTTATGACCGTGTTGGTGACCGCGAAATCATTCGCCGTAAGATGATTGACCAGTTGTACGTCAAGCCTTTTGGCGTGCCTCGTGTTATTCGCGCTTCGTTCTCTGAAGTTGGTCCTAACTATGTGTTTACTCCTAGCCCTGGCGCTGGCGTTGTAATCAATGCGTATTACATTCGCACATTCCCATTCTTGTTTAGCCCGACACAAAGCAGCACTTATCCTATTGTGATGAGCAACGCTGTGCTGGCTTCATTCCCTGAAGGTTATTTGTACGGCACTTTGTGGGCTTACTACAGCAAGAATAAGAACAATGAAGAAGCTGCTAAGTGGGAAGCAGAGTTTGATGATGCTTACGGCTTGATTGAAGACCAGAACTTCAAAGATAAATGGCATGGCGGCGATCAGCATTTGACTTCTGAATTTCAGCCTCGTGACTACCGTTATTCTTATAGGTGATTAAATGGCTACAAGTGGTTTATATGGCAATTCATCCAACAATGCTGTTATTGCCAGCCCTGGCGCTGAGTCAGTCAGCCTTTACGGTGCAACGGTCAACTTTGGCGTAACTGGTCCAACAGGTCCTACTGGCCCAACAGGTCCTACCGGCGCACCATCTACTGTTGTTGGCCCTACTGGTCCTACGGGAGCTACTGGTCCTACTGGTACGCAAGGCACTCAAGGTATCACAGGCCCGACAGGACCTACTGGTAGCCAAGGTTTAATTGGACCAACTGGACCTACCGGAACACAAGGTATTCAAGGCCCTACAGGGTCTGTTGGCGCTACAGGTCCTACTGGCGCACAAGGTAACGCTGGTCCTACAGGTCCAACTGGTACGCAAGGCGCTACAGGTATTACTGGCCCTACTGGGCCTACAGGCGCTCAAGGCACTCAAGGTGTAGTTGGTCCTACTGGGCCTACAGGATCACAAGGCAGCACAGGTTTAACAGGGCCAACGGGTCCAACTGGCGCTCAAGGTATTCAAGGCAACACAGGTCCTACAGGACCAACAGGTACGCAAGGTGCGGTGGGTAATACTGGACCTACAGGTCCGACAGGCAGCACAGGCACAACAGGTAACACAGGTCCTACAGGTCCTACCGGCGCTCAGGGTAGCTTATATGCTACAACTAGCACAACAAGTCTTACGCTTGCACTTGGCACTCAAAGTTTAACTGTTGGCACAGGGCTTTCTTACACCGTTGGTCAACCAATTATTATTGCTTACAACGGCAGTAATTACATGACAGGTACTGTTAGCAGCTATAACGCCAGCACAGGCGCTATGGTTGCAAACATTACTATGTTTGTTGGCCTTGGCACTTATTCCTCTTGGACTGTTAACTTAAACGGTGCTGCCGGTCCTCAAGGCCCAACAGGTCCTACAGGTACTGCTGGTGCTAATGGTCCAACAGGTCCTACTGGCGCACAGGGAACACAAGGCAATACAGGTCCTACAGGCCCTACTGGAACAACCGGAGCTATTGGACCAACAGGTCCTACTGGAAATACAGGTGCTATTGGCCCTACAGGGCCTACTGGCAGTATTGGTGCAATTGGGCCAACTGGACCAACAGGAACAACTGGAGCAATCGGGCCAACCGGACCTACTGGTTCCACAGGAAGCACAGGCCCTACTGGACCGACAGGCGCAGCATCGACAGTCGCTGGTCCTACAGGGCCAACCGGCAGTCAAGGTCCTACTGTTTATCCTGCTGCTGGTATTGCTAATTCAACTGGTACAGCTTGGGGTACAAGTTACTCTATAAATGTAGCTAATGGCATTCCAGTATTTGATGCCAATAAAAACCTAACAACAAATTGTTTGTTTGAAGGTTATACAAGCCAAGCTGCAAGCGGTACAACATTAACGCTTACTGCTGCTTCTGTACAAAATTGGGCTATTAGTGGTTCTGGTGGTCAAACAATTCAGTTGCCTAATGCAACTACGCTACCTGCTGGCGCTACGTTTACGTTTAACAATAATCAATCAAGCGGCACAATTGTTATTCAAAATAACTCTGCGACTACTATTGCCACGGTGCAATCTGGTTCGTATATTACGGTTGTTTTGCTAAATAATTCAAGCGCAGCAGGTTCGTGGGATTATCATAATTCGCCACCTGCTAATGCAAGTTGGTCAACTAACACGTTGAACTGGACTGGTTCATATACAAACGGCACATGGAATGGTAATGTTATTGGACCTGCTTATGGCGGTACAGGTGTTGCAAATAATGCGGCAAATACTATTACATTTACTGGCGCATATTCTCTTGGGCTAACATTGTCTGCGAATACTGCTTTGACTTTGCCAACTTCAGGCACAGTTACAGCTTTGGGGAATACAACAACTGGATCAGGTTCTATTGTGCTGGCAACATCGCCAACTTTAGTGACTCCGGCATTAGGAACTCCAGCTTCAGGCAATTTCAGCACAGGCACATTTACTTGGCCCACGTTTAATCAAAATACTACCGGCACAGCGGCCAACATTACCGCTACTAGCAATTCAACCTTAACCACTTTGAGTGCACTAAGTTTGCCGGGTTCGCAAGTTAGCGGAAATATTTCGGGTAATGCGGCCAACGTAACTGGTATTGTTGCTATTGCAAACGGTGGTACTAACTCCACAGCCACAGCAACTGCTGGCGGCATTGGTTATGGCACAGGTACAGCACACGCATATTCTGCGGTTGGCACTTCTGGACAAGTTTTAACTTCTGCTGGCGCTAGTGCGCCTACATGGACAACTCCGGTAGCAGTAGGTACAGCCAATACTTGGACAGCTACACAGACGTTTAACGGCTCTACAAGCACGTTTGCCACTACCTTGCTGGACAGCAACGAAACGGTCAACGTGGTGGCTGCTGCGCCCTCTGCTACGACTAACTTTTACGTTCAAAGCGGCTCGGTTCAATATTACACAACCAGCGCTGCTAACAACTGGACGCTGAATATCGCCTTCAGTTCTGGCACAAACATGAACACAGCTTTGTCAACAGGCCAATCGGTTACTTTCACGCTGATTACTACGCAAGGCTCTACGGCTTACTACAACAACGCCGTGACAATTGACGGTACATCGGTAACGCCTAAGTGGATTGGTGGCGCTCCTAGTGCTGGTAATGCGTCTGGTTTGGATGTGTACCGCTATGCTGTCGTTAAAGTTGGGTCTGCATCTTATACCGTACTCGCAAGCCTGACACAATACAAATAAGGAATAGCGATGCCATTGCAACAAACCTCAGGTAATGACACGCAAGATGCGTATGGCGGTGGTAAAGCCGTTGTTCCTACTTACATAGAAAATGTGTTCAGTACCTATTTGTATACGGGTACTAATGCTGCTCAATCCATTAATAATGGTATTGATTTGGCAGATTATGGTGGTTTAATTTGGTTTAAAGATAGAACAAGTGTTTTTAGGCATGGACTTTTTGATACAGTAAGGGGGAGAACAAAATTTTTATATACAACAGATACAACTCCACAATACACATCTACTGATACAGTTACAAGTTTTAATACAAATGGTTTTTCATTAGGTGTAGATAATGGATGGGGTGGGGCAAATGGAAATATAGGAGACAATTATGTTTCTTGGACATTCCGTAAGCAGCCAAAGTTCTTTGATGTCGTGACTTATACGGGTAATGGTACTGCTGGTAGAACTATTGCTCATAATTTAGGTTCAACACCAGGTTGTATTATTGTTAAACGAACAGATACAACAGGAGTTTGGGCCGTTTATCACAATGGATTAAATGGCGGTACAACACCTGAACAATATTATTTGTGGCTTCAATCTAGTAATACTGAAACATCTGATTCAACATATTGGAATAATACTGCACCCACAACAACTAATTTTACTGTTGGAACATCAACAGATGTAAACGCTTCAGGCGGTTCTTACATTGCATATATATTTGGCGCAGGTGGCACAGGTGGTTTTGGATTAACAGGAACACAAGATATTATTAGTTGTGGGTCTTTTACTGCTGATGGAAGTGGTAATGTATCAGTTACTTTAGGGTGGGAACCACAATGGGTTTTAATTAAAGATATAAGCAATAGTAGCAATTGGTTAATAGTTGATACTATGCGTGGCAATCCAACATTACCCCAACCTTGTAATTTTTTAAGGCCAAATACATCACAAGCAGAAGGAACCACTACTGGTGGAGTAACCCAACCAACAGCAACTGGTTTTAATGGAACAAGTTTTAATTCTGGTGATAGTTTTATCTACATAGCCATACGCAGAGGCCCAATGGCTGTGCCTACGGATGCGACTAAAGTTTTTACAACAAGCCGTGACCCAAGTACTGCTATTCCTCAAACATTAACAACAGGGTTTCCTGTTGATTTAAGCATTACTACTGACCCATCAACCATATCAGACCGAAATGTGATGGACAGATTGCGGGGTAGTTCAACAAGTGCGACTGTTTGGGTTAACACAAATGCTACTGATGCAGAGTCAAGTACAACAGGTGCTGGAATTGGTTTAGACAACAACACAGGTATTGTTGATAATTGGAATGGCGCAAGCGGAACTACTTTTTGGAATTTCAGACGCGCCCCCGGCTTCTTTGATGTGGTTTGCTATACAGGGACGGGCGTTTTAGGACAAACGCAATCACATAATCTTGGCGTTGCGCCTGAGTTGATGATTGTAAAAAACAGAGATGCTGCTGTTTATTGGCCTGTATATGTTTCAAGTCTTGGCGCAACAAAAGGGTTGTACCTAAATACCAACGATGCACAGCAATCATTTGGTAATGTTTGGTGGAATTCTGTTGCTCCAACATCAACAACTTTGACGTTTGGACAATATGGAGCAACTGGCACTGCTGGCAATAATTATGTTGCATATCTCTTTGCAACCTGTTCAGGTGTTTCCAAAGTTGGAACATACACAGGCAACGGCTCAACACAGACTATTAACTGTGGTTTTGCTGCTGGCGCTCGGTTTGTGCTTATCAAGCGCACCGATAGTACTGGCAATTGGTACGTCTACGATACAGCCCGTGGCATGACTACATCGACTGACCCGTATTTGCTGCTTAACAGCACAGCGGCTCAAACCGCTACACTTGGTTCTGTGACCACAGTAACCACAGGTTTTGCAGTCAATGCTGCTGTTTTGGCGGCAATCAACACCAGCGGCGCAACGTACATCTATCTTTCCATAGCGTAATATGGTATACTTGGCAATAACTTAACAAAGGGGTTGCCATGTATTCCAACGTTCAATCAACCAAATTTTTAAAAGTGTACAAAGCTCAAAAATCAAATGCAAAAACAAGAGGGATTTCTTTCTTGTTGACGTTTGAGCAATGGATGGAAATTTGGATGGCTTCAGGAAAAATAGAACAACGAGGACGCGGTGCAAACAAGTTTTGTATGTGCAGAAACGGCGATGTTGGGCCGTATGAGGTTGGAAATGTGTTTATTGGAACTGGTCGGGAAAATGTTAAAGCTGGCAATCTTGGAAAAGAAATGACGCAAGAAGTGCGTGACAAAATTTCACAAGCAAATAAAGGTAAGCCTCATGAATGGTCGCGTGGAGATAAAAACCCAATGCACAGACCAGAAGTAAAAGCTAAAATTAGCGCGGCAACTGGCGGCGCAAATCATTACAAAGCTATGGGAGTAACAACTCCACAAGGATTCTTTCCAACAGCAAAAGCGGCTGCTGAAGCTACGGGAATAAAAAAGCCAACAATTGAATGGCGGGCACGTCATCAAAAGTTTGGTTTTAGTTACGGAAACAACCTCGCAATCGCATAAGGACAAATCATGGAATTACGACTGAAATCAACAGGTCAAGTTATGTTTGAGAGCGAACTGCGCTCTTACTTGGCAGCAAACAACGGCCCTTCTTACGCTCAACTGACTGTTGAAGTCATGGAAGCTATTGGGGTTGACCCTGTTCTGGAAGGCCCACAAGCCACGCCTACACGCTATCAAGTGGCATACCGTGATGGTGTCCAAGAAATCGGCGGTCAATGGTTTACCAAGTATTCTGTTGCCGATATGGATGATGAAGCCAAGGCAGCAATTGATGCAGCCCAAGCAACATCGGTACGCCAACAACGTGACGATAAGCTGTCTAAATGCGATTGGACACAAGTTGCTGATGCGCCAGTAGATAAAGCGGCATGGGCAACATACCGTCAAGCCTTGCGTGACTTGCCTAAAGAAGCTGGCTTTCCTTGGGATATGACTTGGCCTACTGAACCTACTACAAATGGCTAATACATACACCTGGACAATTAAATCAATGTCCACGCTGCCATCACCGCCAGCGCCTATTAACAACTATGTTGTAAATGTTCAGTATGTTGTTAGCGCCAACAACAATCTGACACCGCCAACTATTGCATCTATCAATACGTCAGCTAATTTTTCTATTGATACGACAACAAACCCTACACCTTACTCTCAACTTACAGAGCAACAGGTGCTTGGTTGGATTCAAGCCATGCCTAACTTAGTAGCAAATACTGAGAGTGGGCTGGATGCTCAAATCAATTTGATTCTGAACCCGCCTGTAACCCCTAGCGTTACACCTTTACCTTGGTCTACTTGATGGCATAATAAGCTAGGTTTTATTTAAAGGAATAGTATGTTTAATTTGAATTTGAACGAAGACGAAGTTGTTCTTATCCTTCAATCTTTGGGCATGATGCCTAGCAAAATTGCTGCTGTATCACAAAAGGTACAAGAGCAAGCTGTAGCTCAAAAGCAAATTATCACCGGCTCCCCTGCTGCTACCGTGGCCCCCGTTGAGACCGTTGAGGTCAAAGAATGAAGATAGCTGTTTCGGCTATATCAAAAAATGAAGAAGGTTTTGTAAAGCGTTTCTGTGAATCAGCAAAAGATGCAGATTTGATCTGTATTGCTGATACTGGAAGCACAGATAACACCGCTTCATTGGCCCGTGAGTGTGGTGCTGTAGTGCATGAAATTTGCATAACGCCTTGGCGCTTTGACCATGCTCGAAATGCTGCTCTTGCTCTGCTTCCTAAAGATATTGACGTTGTTATCAGCCTTGACCTTGATGAAATGCTAGAACCTGGGTGGCGTGAAGAGATCGAGCGTGTATGGGTAGAAGGTACGACTCGCCTACGCTACAAGTTTGATTGGGGCTGCGGCATTTCCTTTTACTATGAGAAGATTTTTGCTAGACACGGTTACTTCTGGTGGCATCCAGTACATGAATATCCTCGATTCGACCAACGAATTAATGAGGTTTATGCCCACACCGATATGCTTTTGGTCAGCCATCATCCTGATCCTAGCAAGTCTCGTGGTCAATATATGCCACTATTGGAATTGTCGGTAAAAGAAGACTCTACTTGCCCTCGTAACGCCTTTTATTACGCTAGAGAGCTAACTTTTTATAACCGCTGGGATGAGGCTATAAAAGCCCTACATTCTTACCTTGAGATGCCACAAGCTACTTGGCAGAATGAGCGGTGTTATGCAATGCGTTTACTTGGTAAATCGTATCAAGAAACGAATGACTATTGGGCTGCGTTAAAATGGTATAGATTAGCTTGTGCTGAAGCGCCAATTACCCGTGAACCTTGGGTAGATTTATCCTTGTTTTCTTATATAAATGGGATGTGGCTAGAGTGCTATACAGCCGCTAAACAAGCATTGAATATCACCAATAAGGAAGAAGTCTATACCGCTGATCCTAGCGTATGGACTGAGAAGCCTTATGACCTTGCGAGCATAGCTGCTTGGAATATGGGGATGAAGGACGAAGCTATTGAATTGTGCAAAAAGGCTTTAGAATTTAACCCAACTGATACTAGACTTATCAATAATTTAGAAAAAATGGTAACTTAAATGAGTGACTATTCCCGTGTCCGTACGCCATTCGTAAACATGAGCTTTACGCCAGATGTGCCAAGTAATGCTCTTGGTCCGAATGAGTACAACATCGGGCTAAATGTTGAGTCAGACGTGCGTGGGGTAAAAAACGTAGATGGTGAAGTTAATGTGCTATCTAATATCCCGGGTACTGTCATTTATATGGCTGGCGGTTTCCGTAATAATAATCAATGGGTTTATATTTGTGCTACTGCTCAAGGAAAGTGGTACATGGTTACCTCTTCTGGCATCAGTAACATTACGCCAGGAGTAGGTGCAAACCCTAACGTAGCTTTGTCTGGCTACTCTGATGCCTTGGATATTACTGGTTCGTGGGTTGGTGAGGTTTTCTTTTTAAACGACACCATTAATCCTCCCATGTATTTTGGTCCTACGCAGACTGAAATCTATCTGTATGACCATGCTCCTAACAACTATGTTTGGAATTACGAGTCAACATTAGGTGTAACCGCCGTCCAAGCCGGTTTCATGCGTAACTATTCCTCGCCTAACGTGGGGAACATCTTGGTGGCCGGTAACCTTACTAAAACCAAGAGCGGTACAGTAACCAACTATCCAACTACTGTTCGTTGGTCGCAAGCGTTTGCTATTACTGGTGAGCCAGCAACTTGGAATCCAACAATTACCAACGTGGCTAACGAGCAAGAAGTGGCCGTTCGTGGTCCTTTGATTGACGGCTTTTACTTAGGTGCTAACTTCTATTTGTGTAGCTATTGGGATACGGTCATTATGGCTCCCTTGGCTTATCAAAGCTCAACAGCGCCAGTATTCTCAGTCGCACCTTTCAGCATTGGCCGTGGCTTGCTTAATCAAAATTGCTGGGCCAACGTAGATAACGTAGTCTTTGGTGTTGATGCGCGAGACATTTGGATGTTCAACGGTACAGAATTTATACCGCTTGGCAATCAAAAGGTTAAGAAATACTTCTACGCTAATTTGAACCCTGCTTATTACAACCATGTGTTCTTGGTCAACAACTCGGCCAAGTATCAGATCGAGATTTACTATCCTGATCTGACCTCAAGTGGTTATTGCAATAAGATGATTTCTTATCGTTATGACTTGCAGATTTGGAACGCACCTAAAACAGTACAGAATGCTTGCATGGGTTGCGAGTCGCCGGTTCTCACATCGGGTCAGTTCAACATTGCTTCACGCTGCGTAACCTACGCTCAAGGCGATACAACTAATTCTCAGCTTGTCCAGACCGCTCAAGGAACATCCTTTAATGGCTCTGCTATTAATGCTTTGTTCCAGCGCGACAACATCGCTATGGCTGACGAAAAAGGTCCTATTCCTTACAGCAGCAAAATTTACACGCACCGTGTCTTGCCTGAAGTTGCTGGTAGCGGAACAATTAGCCTTACTGTTGGCGGCTCTGATTCGATCTCTCAAACGCCTTGGTATGGTGATCCAGGTATATTGAAGCTTGGGACAGGCGCACCTTGGGTAGCAACTACTCAAAATAATGTGCGTCTTGCCTCTATCAAAGTAGCGTCTAACGATACAACTTCAGCATGGAATCTGACGGCCATGAACTGGCAAGTCACTAAGACTGAGGACGCTTTCTAATGGCATACAACATTGCCTCTAATGCAAGCACACAGCAGATTACAAATGCTGTTAATTACTTGCTGGCTAACTTTGGTAGCGCCACTAACGTCAATCAAGTGACGGGTGCTATCACAGGCCCTGGCAACGTAATCATCGCTTACTTGTACAAGTACTTGGATGTTAAATACGCTACAAGCTATGACGGCTCACAAGGCTTTAGCAACTCGCCAACAGGTGCTACTTACTACGGTCTGCGTAATACCAACTCTAATGCTGACGACTCAAACTACGCAGATTACGTATGGTACAACACGGTAGGTTTTGGCAATACCAACTTTCTTTACTACATTGTTACTGGTGGCCGTAGTATTCAGTTTGCTGTTGCATCAGCTCCTCCTGATACTGGCTGGGTGCAAGCTACCGGCTATTACATTGATCTCGATATAGTTACATCTGGAACAACGCCTGTCATTCAAGAAGGGTTTGTTTCTTACTTTACGCCAGGATCATTTCTAGTTCCCCGCACAGGAAGCCCTCTAGCTCCTGTATTTACCAACATTACACCTGCTTTGTATTCGACAGACAAAGGTTCTGTTGTTCAATTTAGTACTGGTCAGACTGATACTGACGTAAGCTTTACAAATAATACATGGCGCATCGGTAATTCATCGACTACTGGCTACGCTGACATATCCAAAAACAATCTCACGATTGGCGATCCAAGTTTAGTAGCAACCTATGCTCAATGGCCTCAGCCTACGGCCATGCCAAACAGCCCTGCTTTCTTGACTGTTCCTGTTCGCTATAAGAATTCTTTAGGTCAAGTTACTCAGTCAAATCCTGTTGTATTGCAGTTTGTCTATTCGGACCCTGGCGCTCAAGGCCCACAAGGTGTCGGCATCGACATTTCTGGCTATACATCTTTTGTTCAGAACAGCGGTGGTGCGTTTACCCCTACTTCGGCCACCTTGACAGGTTTGTTGACAAACGTCACATCGCCTACATACTCATGGACAATTTCAGGCGCTACACCAACCAGCGCCACCACAGCATCAGTAGTTGTTACTCCAACTTCTAGTAGCACAGGCGTTACAGCAACACTTACTGTTACGGGCACTAACATTAGTGGCTCATTGTCTAAGACAGTTAACTTGCCTGTCGTATATGACGGCGTACCTGGACAAGCCGGTGCTAACGGTCAAATGTCGGCATTCCCAACCATCTATATTTGGACGGGAAGCGCTACACCTCCTACAAGGCCGTCAACCACCTCTACCTATACTTGGTCTACCGGCGCATATACAGCGCCTTCTGGATGGTCTACAACAGCTCCCAGTAACACAACTCCAGGTAATTACTTGTGGGCAATTACCTATCCTTTGACAGTTGTAGCTACAACCACAACTTCAACCCTTGATTGGACTAACACCGGAAATGCAATTAGGGCAATTGCATACAACGGTGCTGTTGGAACTGCTGGTTCAGCAACTTATGTGGTGTATCGCACAGCAAACGATAGTTCTGCTCCTACCAACGCTGAAGTAAACGCTGTTATTGGCCGCAATCCTGTTGCTGGCGACAACGTAACTGTTTCTTATAACAATCAAAACAACGCAACCATCTATAGATACACAACGTCTTGGGTGTTATCTACTACCTACATTACTGGTAGCTTGATTGTTCAAAACACAATTACTGCTGACAAGCTTAGTGTTAATAGCTTATCTGCTATAAGTGCAAACCTTGGAACTGTTACGGCAGGTACGTTGACGGCTGGCACTACATTTGCTGGAGCGCTAAGTGCTGCTACTGGTACTTTTTCTGGAACTTTAACAGTTGGAAGTTCACCAGCAATTTCTGGCTCTACTATGACCGGTGCTGGTGCTGTTATTAACACTAACGGCACATTTGCTTTAGGTAATTCGTCACAGAATTTAACTTATAACGGCAGTACAATAAAACTTAACGGTTTTATTAACACTTCTAGTGCAAGTCAGTCTGCTGTCTACATCAATCAAGGGACAACGCCGACATATATTCTTGCATTGAATGGCAATTCAGGAACAGGTCAATCGTTAGTAACGATAACTGGGACTATTCAATTTGCAGGTAGTTTTGGCTCAGGTGTAACGCCTTCATTAGTTGATGGCGACATAACAGCATATGTGCAAGGTTCTGCAACTGCATCTTATGGAGATATAAACATATTTGCTGTTCCAGGACTTATAAGTTCATCTAGTAATTCGTATATTGCACAAATACCTTTTACTATAACAATGCTTGCTAACTTCACATATAGCGGATATTACGAAGTTGTGCTTAAAGTTAAATTCGCTTCTTTTTTGGATAACAACGGATCATCAATTACTGCAAGTTCATGGAATAGTGCTGTTACATATAACGCAATATTATTCCAACCTCTTTTAAGCTAAGGATATATATGGGTGCAATGGGTCCAGCCGTACAAAACGGCAGTCAAAACACAGGCGCTAAAGGCATGGGTAGCAACTCGTCTAATGGCAGCTCAAGCGTAGGCGCACCAACCGGCAAAGGTATGTCGATTGGCAACGGTAATATTACTTACCCAGGCCAAGGTGGTCAACCTGCTATGGGTCAAGCACCCGCATCCATGCAACAAGGTCCTAATGGTCCTGTAGCTATTACTGGACAAAATGTTGATACATCAGGTCAACAACAAGTTGGCGGTGCTTATAACCGATCTAATCCATATCAGAATACAATACAACCTTGGAATGTTTCTGGCATGACCGGCCAAAACACAAACAATTTCCACGCAGGGAAAGGTAAGGGTGCTTAAATGGGAATGGGTAAATCATCAGGTAGTCAAACTACCCAGCTAACGCCTGAACAAACACAGGCACTACAAGCACAGACAAACTTTCTTACCAATACGATTTTCCCTGCGTATCAAAGTACGATTTCTGGCGCACAAAACGTATATAACCAAGTAAATCCTAACGCTACTGCTGCTGCCAACAATGCTATTAACGTAGCTAGTCAAACAGGCCAAACATCCCAAAATGCTGGTAATTTTGGTGTGAACTATGGAACAACCGGCCAAGGCCAAATGGCCGCTTATAACCAAGGTCTTGGACAAGCTTTTACAGGTGCTGGCGCTAATACTTTGTCTCAGTTGTTTAGCCCTGACTATGAAAAGCAACAAGTTCAAGCCGCTTTAGAGCCAGGATATGAATCTGCTTTGCAAGCTCAAGCCGGTCAGAACGCCATGTATGGTGGCGCTGGTGGTCTTGGTTCTGCCCGTCAAGCTTTGGCAGATCAAAACTTACAAAGCCTTACAGGTATGCGTCAGTCTGCTGCTGCTGCTGGCGCTCAATCGCAGGTCGAGCAAAACCGTATGGCCGCTGCCAACTCAATCTTAGGTGCTGGCATGAACGCATCTACAGCCGCTCAAGCTGGTTATGCTGGTTTGGCAAATCAAGGTGCAAGCAATCTTAATGCCGCGAATCAAGCCGCTGCTGCAAATATCGGTTATACACAAACACCACAAAACACATATAACCAATACGCATCTACTATTTTTGGTGTGCCAACTGCTAACACTACGCCTAATTTTGCTGGTACTCAAAGTTCTAAAAATACTGGCAAAGGCAAAGGTGTTAGTGCTTCATCTTTTGCGGGGCAATAATCATGGCCGGACTAATCAATTACGGTTTTGCTAATCCGCAGCAATTCTCTGATTACACAAAATACATGGGTATTGATCCCATGACGGCAAACTTTGCAAAGCCGCCCGCTCAAACACAATCTGTTTATGCTGTGCCGCCACAACAAATGGGTCCACCACAACAAGGTGTTGTGCCATTAACTTTTAAACAGGATTTGCAAAATACTGTAGCTCCTATTACAGACACTATGTCTACTGCTAAAAGTCAAATGATGAGCGGTATTAAAAGTGCTGGTAGTGGCTTGTTGAATTCCATCATGGAATTATTCTAAGGATAAAAAATGCCTGATACCAGTTTTGACATTCCAGCAGAAATACAAAAGCAAAATGATGCGGCTGCTGCCCAACATCAAGAACAACACCTGCCTGTTGCACAGTCTTTTATAACTCTTGTTAACCCTAATTCAACAGGGACAGATCGAGTTCAAGCTGCTGAAAAGTTTAAAAACTTTGCTGGTTCTGATGATTCTCGTCCTTGGGATGCTATTCGCGGTGCTTTGCATTTAAATGTTTTTGATGTTTACAAAGCATTAACAGGTGGCGCAGACCAACGTATTCCCGCTTACGATAGCAATGGCAATCAATACTTCAAGGTTTATAACCAACGCACAACTGCTTTGAATCCTCAAGGTGAATTACGCCGTATTGAGGACATGAAAGGCAATCCCCTTACTACTGACCAAGTTCAAGCTATTGGTCCTGTTACTTCACTTGCTGAAGTGCCCATGCACGACAGGCCATTTTTTCAAGCCAATCAAATTACTGCTAAAGATGCGGCTTCTGCTCAAGCTGGTAATTGGAATGATTTGCAAAAGAAAGCGGCAACAGGAGTATTAGCAGTTCCTGACATTAAAGCAATTACTTCTGATAACAGAGAAATTCTCAAGCGTCTGCAACCTTACTCAGTAAATCCTAAAACACTTGCTTTGTTGGCTGGTGTTAATGATTTGCGTACAGGCAACGCACAAGAATTTTCGCAACAACTTGATCGCCTGAATGAATTTAAAAAAGGAAATGGAACTAATCAGGATTGGGAAGATTTTTCTAAACAAAATGGCGGCATTACATTTGGTTTAAATTATTCAGAAGGTAAAGGTTTGACCAATACTAAAGGTCAAAGAGCAAGCGATGAAGAAATAAATAGAAATGTTGCAACGGCTCGTGCTTCTTCTAGTTCTACTAATGCAATTTCTGCTCGTAAAGCCGATTTGTTAACCAAGGCTCAATTAGAAGCTTTCGGTGGCGATTTGAATGCCTTTAATGATTATCAAAGACTTGTTAACAACGAAGCACAAAAAGCTAATTTGATTAACAGCATTGAAACTCAAGGCGGCATCGGTATCGCCAAACCTAACATTCCTTTACAACATGGCGATAGTTTTGCTGTTGCAGCTACCAAGAATGAAATGGATGATGCCTATGCAGATTTGCTATCGCATTATTCCAAAACAATTTTGGGCGCACAAAAAGGCTTGAATGGTAGAACTCCAGGAATTGGTGAAATTGAAAGTGCTATTGCACAAAATCCATACGTTGCAAAACGTAAACAGGATTTGTATTCAACTATTCATCAAATTGAAGAAGCATCTAAACCTTTGAATGCACAAATTAGCGCACAACCTGTTAACCCTGCTTTATTAAGCACGCCTACACTTGCTTCTACTAATCCAACAGCTAACACTCGTCCAAGTGCTGTCATGCCTAATTTAGCACCTGCTACAACACCGGCTGCGGTTCCTGTTCGTGCAGCAGTACCTTTAGTGGCCGCAACACCAGCCACTAAACCAAAAAGATCATTGGCAGAAATCGGTAAGAAATTCGAGGTGAAATAATGGGTGACGCAGAACAATTTGTATCAGAAGCTCTACAAGAAGGGCACTCGATGTCCGATATCATTGAGGCTATGAATCAGCACCCAAATCCTTCATTACAAGGGTTTGCTAAAAACTGGAATCAAGTAGCAAGTCAACCTACTTATCAACCTGGAATGGGTCCAGCATCTATTCCAGAAACTACTAATCGCGGTCAAGAAATTACACCTTTATTAACTCAAGGCGTGAATTACGCTTTAGAAAATCCTGTTCATGCTTTAGGTTATGGCGCTGGTGCTTTAGCAACTTTAGGCGCAGGTGGTGTTGTAGGTCGCCGTTTGGCTAATTCAGCATTTGATGCTGTAGACGCGGCTCGTTCACGTTGGTTTCCAAATGCTATGGAAAAAAACGAATCTGCCAAAACAGAAGCTTATACAAGCCAAGTAGCAGCACAAAATGCAGCGGCACAAAGAGAACTGGCGCAAAACCAAGCTGGTTCACAAGCGCCTGAAGTTGACGCTCATGAAGAACATTTGAAAGAGCAAGAACGACTTCAAGCGGCTGCTAAAACAAGGCAACAAGAAGCTTTGGCCGCACAAGCCGAAGCAAAACTTGAAGCTTTGAAAACTAAGGGTGTTAAACCTGAAGGCAAAGCTAGAGCTGTCAGTCCACAAGATCAAGCAATCTTAGATGCTATTGCCCGTGGTAATGTGAAGCCAGTATCAGCAATTACCCCAGCTCCTCCTCCTACTAATATTGGCGCACCTGCTCCAACAGCAGCACCATCGCCAACAGCAGTTGCTACACAACAAACAGCACCTATTCAATCAACAGAAAATATTGCTGCTGAAACGCCAAAAGAACAAAGACCCATAAGTAATGGGAATAAGTTTGATGTGTTAATGAATGTTGCTGGCGGCAACGAACAACCACAACCTGTTACATCTGCTACTGAAACAGAAAAAGCACCCGCTTCAGTAAATCAAAATACAGCACAAGTAAAAACAGCATTACCTGAAGGCGGTCGACCGCCACCAGCAGAAGGTATGTTGCGTGGCAATCCAAATCTTCCTGACTTTCCTGGCACTAAACAAGGCGAAAGCTTTTTAAGTCAAGCTCATGGAAAATTGGACAATGGTGTTTTTAATACTTTAGGTCCTAAAGGATATGAACAAGCAGTTTTGGATAACGGTGGCAAACGATTTGGTAATGCAAAAGAAAATTATCAATCTGAGCTTAATGACATTCTGAAAAATTACGCCGATAAGCGCAAAGCCGCTGGAGAACCATTAAACACAGAAAGGTCTGTTATTTCTGCTAATCGTGAAGCATTAAAACAACAGTTATCTTCACAAGGTTTATCAGAAGAAGCAATTAAAGCTGAAGTCAATAAAGTTCATCCATATCCTTCTAATGCTGGATCATTAGCAAAAGTTGGCGCTGCTGGTGCTTTAATTGGTTTAGCTAATATTGCTAATGCAGCTACTTCAAAAGAACGTGCTAATGCTCTTGGCGAAACTGCTATGGGATTAATTCCAAGCGCTGGTCAAGCTTTGTTATATTCAAAAGAAGCTGGCGCACCAACTTTGGATGTTGGCAGTATTTTTGAAGGCAATGCTAAAGCTCGTGACTTAGAAAAAACACGACCTGGTTTTATGAAAGCTCTTAGCGAAGTTGTTTTGCCTAAAGGAATGACTAGCGAAGGCAAAAATAAGCGTCTACAAGATTTAATTGATAATCCTCCAGCCGTATTTACTGATGCTGAAAAGTTACAATCAGAAATGCAAAAACGATCAGCACGAGGCGGTCGAATCATTGGTGCAATTTCACCCCCATCTAGGAAGTAATCATGAACGATATGCAGTTAATCGTTAATCTTATCGGCGGCGCTGGCCTTGTCTGCCTTGGCTGGTTTGCCAAAGAACTTTGGGATGCTGTCAAAGATTTGAAACTTGACCTTGCTAGACTGCGCGAAGAACTGCCTAAAGAATACGCAATGAAGTCAGATATGCAAATCATGTTTGACAAGATTGACGCTAAGCTGGATAGGCTGATGGACAAGCTTGAAAACAAGGCAGATAAATGAACTTTATACAAACCATTAAGGATTTGCTGACAGGCAAAGATAACCAGACATTTGATCTAGGTCGAGTGTCTTGGATTACTTCTATGGCTACTCTTATCGGCCACAGCTTGTGGAGTGCTTATAACCATACAGTTGTTGACTTGGCTCAACTAGCACAAGCTATCGGTATTGTTGCTGCCTCTCATGGCGCTGCTTTGTGGGCTAAAGCAAATACTGAACCAGAACCTAAATTACCACCTACACCTGAACCACCAGCATCATGAATGAAGCATTAGAATTTGATAAGCAAGGTTTTGATTTAACTATGCTGAGTGAGTCTCTAATGCTAGAGGCTTACCCTGATCCCGCTACAGGATCACATCCCTACACCATTGGCTACGGCCATACGGGTCCTGAAGTTCACCCTGGAATGCGTATCACACAAGGTGTTGCGCTGTCTTTTCTAGTAGATGACGTTATCAAATGTGAGAAAGCTATTAAGAATCTTGTGGAAGTGCCTCTTACACAAGAACAATTCGATGCGCTTGTTGACTTTACTTTCAATTTAGGTGTATATAATCTGGCTAATTCGACTCTGTTGAAGCTTATCAATCAGAAGCGAATGATGGAAGCTGACCGCGAGTTCTTTAAATGGAATAAGGCTGGTGGGAAGGTATTAAATGGTCTTGTAAAACGAAGGGCGGCAGAAGCTGCAATGTTTGATGTTTAGTCTTGTATTGCCATTTCTGTCTTTATACAAACGCTGGTTTGAAATAGGCGTTATTGCTTTGGTTTTTGCTGGATGTGTGTACGGCGTACATACATACGACAAGTATCAACAAAGCATAGGTGAAGCCCGTGTTCAAGCTTTGTGGGACAAAGAAAAAGTAGAGTCTGCCGCCCTGACAGTAAAACGTACTGAAGAACTGCAAAAGGAAAAGGATGATGCTCTTAATCAAGCAGATCAACACCGCAAAGCATTACTTGCTGTTGCCGCTAGTGCTTCTAAGTCTAGTCGGGTGTTCGACAGCACCCTCGCAACCAACCTTGCAACCGAGTCTCAAGCTTCCAGAGATGCCCTTGCCATCTACACCTCAACCCTCAGTTCCGTACTCTCAGAGTGCCAACGAGCGTATACAGGAATGGCAAAAGAAGCTGACGGTCACGCCTCAGACTCCTTGATGTACCAGCGAGCGTGGCCGAAATGAAAGTAAAGAATGTGCCTAACAAGGATCAAGCAGCATCCTTTCATAAGCACATATTGTATTGGCAACAGAAACTCAGTCTTTTAGATTGGCGCATTGAAAAGATCAACAGAGTTCCACGGGGTGCGATGGCCTGTGTGAGCTTTGATCCAGACGCTAGGCTGGCTATGTATCAGCTTGGTGATTTTGGCAGCGTAGAAATCAATGAAGAGTCTTTAAAAGAGACAGCACTTCATGAAGCATTGCACATCCTGTTGTATGACTTTAGACACCATAAAGACGATGAAGGTGTCGAACATCAAGTCATCAACATCCTGGAAAAGCTACTCATGGAGTTGTAATGGAAGACTTATCTTATTTAACGCAGTATGCGACAGCACGACAGCTTGATTATTTAGAAGCAATTCAAAAGCATGGCAGCAATAACAAGGCTGCTAAAGAATTGAACATTAATCGGCGCATCATTGACCGAGCAATCAGGCAACTAAAGTTTGTTGCTGCTACTCAAGGTCTAGCCCCTACTTATGACATGGTTCACCCTGTTCCTGATGGGTTCAATGTCAAAGGTGTTTCTACTTACTACGGCGATGATGGCAAGGTCAAAGGTCAATGGGTCAAGACCACAGCCGCTGCTGACAATGCTCTCAAGATTCGTGATGCCTTTGTCGATGCCATGCGGGATGATTTACCTCGCTTTGACCCCATCAACAAAAACGTCATTACCGAAGCATCCCTACTGAATGTGTTTGTGTATGGTGACCCGCATATCGGCATGAGAGCTTGGGCTGAAGAATCGGGCGAGAACCACGATTTAGCCTTGGCTGAGACCTTGTTCACGGCAGCGCACGAAGACCTCGTAAAACGCGCTCCAGCGGCCTCCACAGCGATTATTTTGAACCTTGGCGATTACTACCATGCTGATGATGGCCGTAACGTCACTTTACGCTCTGGTCACAACCTAGATGTTGATGGCCGCTATCAAAAGGTGCGTAAGGTTGGCTTCAGAATTTTGCGGTCTATGATTGATATGACATTGGAGCGCCACGATCAAGTTATTGTGTGGAATATCCCCGGCAACCATGATGACTTTTCAGCCATCGACCTCAGTTTGTGGTTGGAGATCGCTTACGAGAAGGAGCCACGGGTACAAGTTGACACGAACCCATCGAAGTTCTACTTCTACAAACATGGGAAAACTATGCTTGCAGCGACTCACGGTGATACTTTGAAGCCCGATCAAATGCTTGGCGTCATGGCTTCTGACAAAGCAGAGATGTGGGGTCTCACGAGCTTCCGGTACGCTCACATTGGACACGTTCATCATAAAACCATGAAAGATTTGCCTGGGGTGGCTGTTGAGACACATCGGGTGTTACAACCGTCTGACCTGTATGCTCACTCACATGGTTATCGCAGCCAACGTGACGCTACTTGCATCACCTACCACGACACCTACGGGGAATACGCTAGGACCGTTGTAAACCCAGCGATTGTTAGCTAAGAATCTGGCGGCTGGAGTAATACTCTCCCATAGCTGCCATTTCGTCATCGCTGATAGGTGTTGCCATGTCGAACAACTCACCTGACTCAGCCAGCTCATAAATCTCGTCTATCAGGGCATCCAGTTCTTCTTGAGTGCCTTCAAACTCGTCAAAGCATCCTGGGGCGAATTCAACTTTTAGTTTTTGCATAGTGGCTCCAAAAAAATGGGGGTACTTGCTTTCGCTTTCCCCCCTAAGTCCTATCGGACAACTACGAAACCACTATATCACTTACTAATGTCAGAACGGCACGTCATTATCCATGTCGTCAAACCCTGAACCGCCTCGACCAGAAGGAGCGCCACGGCGTGTAGGCTGGCTGCTCTGACGGGCAGGACGGTCACCATCAAACGGCTCACGAATCGATACTTTACCATCCCAATTACCTGCTGGGATAGTATCAAGGTTTAACCACTTGTCACCTTTGTCACCTTCGAAAAATGAGCCTAACTTTGCATAGCGTTTTTTCTTCTCGCCATTTTGTTCGTACTCACCAACTACTGCTACCAAATCAAATCGTTTAAACATATTAAGCTCCTTTTGCTTTCTTCAACGCCGTTCTCACCTTGGAATCAAGCTGATTAAACAGCCACACTTTTTGGTCAGCCTCTAGTGCTGCCTCTTCTATCATTGCAAGAGCATTGGCTGCTTTGCCATCATTTACTAGGTCAACGGTAGTCGCTGCCATGTCTCGCAAGAAGTCTTTCTCGTTTTCGTCAATGGTGTCTTCACCAATGCCGCCACGAGGCGTTACAACAGGAGAGGGTCCTTTTCTAGCCACTTCACCCTCTTCTGGAAGGTCTTCACCCGCGTATATATAGAGACCCAAGCCATGCAACGACACCGCTTTGGTCATGCAACGCATGATGGCCGTGTTAACTGCAAAGCTATCAGGGTTCAGGATAGGTTTGTTGCGGTAGTCCATAACAGGCAACTGGCAGGTCATTGGCTTGTCAAACATGGTGACGGTTACCCACACCATTGCTGTGCCGTTAATGTCCATGTAGCACTTGTCATTGAACATCTCGACCTTGAAGGTGGCCTTTGGATCGGCCTTTAACACCTCTGCCCAAGCCCAAGCCCAGCTTAGGTATGTCAGGTTGTTTTTACGCTCTGTATGGTCGTTTACGTTAGTGGCTAGTAGGTTCTTGATCTGTTCCATTTACTTTTCCTAGTTTGTTATACATTTCTGCCGTTATTTCATTCATTGCTGCCAATGCTTGTTTGAACGATTCAACTGAAGCACGTTCAACTACATACTGAATCTCTTTTTGCAGCTCAGGAAGCAGCGCCAACACCTTGTCGCCACCGTCATAAGAGCCGCCTAAAGAAATCCTTGTCAGGTAGCTTTCTATTTCTTTAAATATTTCATCTATTCTCATTTGCTTTCCAATAGCTTTTCTAAATCGTGAATTGATTTGTCTTTTTGCTCGATCTTTGCACACAGTTGACGAATTTGTGTTTCGAGAGCGTTGATGCGATATTCCATGCGAGGAATGTCTTCGCGATCATCGCGGTAATGTTGCTTTGCATAAGTTTTAATGTTGTCGATGATGACGTCTGGGTTGATTTTCATGATTTGAATATGTAGAAGAGGATTAAAAATAAGGCAAACCCGCCGAGTATAAGAGCCGCTCTCTTAATGTTTTCAAAGTCCTCCATACCTGTATTAGCTATCTTAAAGATAGCTTGACCATCAGTTTCAAACCGGCACTCGTCCAATGTACGGGGGGTGCGTAAATGCGTTGCTTTCATATTCCATTCCTTTCGTATAACTCAGTTCTCAAATAAACACACAAATCCAATACTTCCTCGTAAGCATCTTGTAAAGTATCCCGCCCGTTGTGAGGTTGTAGGGGGGTCTTGTATTTCTGACGGCCAAAAAAGTCTCTGGCAATCATGTCTTTCATTACTAAATCCCAGGCTGCTGGGTATTTGTTGGGGATGGGATCAGGCTGTTCCATACATTGTCCAAGCTAGGAGTTGTTAATAATTTCTTTCGAGCGCGGTAGTTAGCCGCTATCTGAGCGCGGGTCAAAGTTGACCGTTTCGCATCAGGTTTCTTGCCAATCATAAAGATCGGTTTGCAATCACGTCCTTTGCTGTCTTTTTCCCAATCAGCAATATGGACCGCCCTTGCTTTGTGAAGCGCCCTCGTGTATTGATACACGGTTTGCTTGTGCAATCCTGTTTCTTCTGCAAGCTCGTCAGCAGACCTTGTGCCTTCCAGTAGCAGCTTAATCAGGATCGCATAACTTAACGCATTCATTCTCACCACGACAATATCTTCCATTCACGCTCGTTACGGCCAGCTTTAGATTTAACGTGCCGACCAGTTAAGACCACTACGCCGCCACGGTGCATCTCACCAAGCCTACGAGCGATTTGAGCGCCGTCCAGACCTGTCACCTCTGCGATGCCATCCTTGCCCATAGGCCCGTGAGCGCGTAAAGCTTTAAGGATGACCTGATAGTGGCTGGCTGCTACTTTCTTAGCTTGTTGAGCCGCTAATTTGCTTGTAATGGGGTCTGAAATACGAGCCTTAGTTAGCTCCCACAATTCTTTAAGCATTACTTTCTCCTATTAAATAATTCATCATGGACTTGCTCCCAAAAGTTAGGGAACAGGTTGTCCAAGATGAGAACAAAAACAAAAGCTATAAAACCTGCCATTAAAAAGAATGTGAAGTCTGCCATCAGAACATCACCAGATCGAAGTAAGCCCTCACGAACTGTTTAGCAGCCTCAAAACGGCCACGGCTTCGTGCGAGTCGATACATAGTCTTTGCGTAATCCATGCGAGTCATTGCTATTTCCCTTTCAGTTTTTTCTGCCAACAAAAGTTACAAATCCACTTACTACCCATATCTACGCCACCTGCTTGCTCTTTTTTTTCATTGCACCGGCTACATTCTTTGAGGGGGCGTGTATTTTTTAAGCCCCCAGGCAATCCAAGGGCTGTTTTTAAAAAGCTCATTAATCAACCTCAACTTGTTGATTCAAAATCATTTCTTCAATCATTTCGATATATTCTTCTTTGATAGCGTGAGTGACATCTTTATCACCGCAAAAAATGGCCTCAACTTGGCATTCAGGTTCAATGCGAGGCTCAAAGCGTGAGCCACGTTCTCCTGGTTCATAGTTGATCTTGATAACAAAACCTTCGTAATCTATGTAGTCAATCATGTTGTCACCTCAGTTAATGCAATATTGATAAGCCATTTCAAACACCAGATCGCTATAAGCCTCTGACAACTCACAGAGTTCTTCATCAGTCAGGGGTTCTTTGGTGTCAGCCCAAAAGCCGTCATTGAAATGGGCTTCACAAAAGTCTGGGTAATCGCGGCTGTCAACGCCGCCAACAGACAGATCAAGAATCTCACGGTTTTTGTAGACGATTCTCATGCTGTCACCTCGATTTGAACGGTGGAAGCAACACGGTCAGCCGTGGTCTTGAAGCAAGCAAGAATGGTTGCCCATTCGTTGACCTGATCCATAGACCATTCGTGTTCGTGGTTGGGTTTGTATTTTTCCAAGTAGGCTGCTGCCCGTTGGATCATGTGCAAGTCGATGCTATTCATATAAGTACTTTCGTATCAAACGTCCCTGCGATGTGCTGAACGTGACGCTAGTATAACCACACTTATCAATCATGGTCAACACTATTTGTAAAGAATTGTAAAGTATAGGTCTGCCTAAGTTGTGATAACATAGCGCATCTTATAGGAGTGTGTATGGAATTCTCAAAGGAAAAGGCGATTCAACTTGCTGGTGGTCAGCAGCGCCTTGCAGAGCTACTAGGCATCAGCCAACCATCGGTAAGCCAATGGAAAAAAAATGTGCCTATAGCTCGTGTGTGGCAGTTGCGTGTTTTGAAGCCGGATTGGTTTATTTTGAAAGAAGCTGAACCAACCTAAATTTTTGTGATACAGTTCTTTCCGTTGCTGTGGTAGGCAATGAATTTAAGCCGTTTAGTGTAATGAGCCACCCCACTTTGGGGCTACCACTGGTTCATTACCCTAAGCGGCTTTTTTGTTTTCTTCCACTTAGACAGTATTTTTTAATGAAAGTAAATCTTGAAAGGAAGTTATGTATGCGACCGTACTCCAGACGAAACCAGAGAGCCTACATGGGCTGCTTGGAAGAGAACATAGGGCAACGATCCACCCCGTTGATAACCCTCCTGAACTGTGTGCGAGGTATCAGACAAGTTAAAGGGACATGGTGATGACAAGACCTTTAACGAATGAATCGCATCCTCAAGGGGAAGCTGGTGCTAAAGCATGGGCTTGGTGTGAGAGCTTCTCACCCTTGGGGAACCTATGGGAAAACGATATGGAACCTTTTGAACAATTCTGGGAAGCATGGCCGAAGTCAACTCGCAAGGGTGCTAAATCAAAGTGTCGGCAGAAATGGATAAGTGCCGACTATTCCGTAGATTTAGAGCAAATCATCAAGCACGTTGAGTGGCTAAAGACTACAGACGATTGGAAAAAACAAAACGGCGCGTTCATTCCAGCACCGCTTGTCTATCTCAATCAAGCAAGGTGGGATGGGGCTGAAGTTCCTGAGCTTAGAAAGCCTGTAGACACACTTAAAACCATCCAAGAAGAGCGTGAAAAGACTGTGCCCATGCCAGCACATATCCGTGAGAAATTAAACGCTTTAAGAGGCCGCAAATGATAGATTTTGTTGTGGTTCAAGAGCATCCAGATTTTTTGCTTTATGTTGATAAGTTGCAAAAGCTAAATGCTGAAGCTTTGTCGTTTTATCCAACACAAGTTTTTGAACGTGAATTGGAAAAAGGACGGCTTTTTTTAGGTCTTTTGAATGGACAACCTTGTGGATATATTTACATGGGAGCGCAAGGTGTTCATGTTAAATGCCATCAAGTTTGCATTCAATATGACGCTCGTATGAGGCACTATGGTGCTGCTTTAGTTTCAGCTATGGAAGAGTATGCAAATGAAGGTTACGCAACTTCTGTTTCTTTGCGATGCGGCTTTGATCTTGATGCAAATAAATTTTGGAAATCTTTAGGTTATGAAGTTGTAAGCATTGTTGATGGTGGTGCAAGGCGCATGAGAAAAATCAATGTTTGGCGTAAACAATTAGCGCCTGAATTATTTGAAACAATTGCTCTTGAACCTGCCGTTGGCAAAACAAATTCTACTGTTTGGAGAAAAAACAAATCTACAGGTTTAATAACAGGATTTTCGCGCGGTAAAGCATTGTCAGATTACAGAAAAATTATTGTTGAAAAAAATGAACTTTTATAGGAGCAAATATGGGCAAAGGTAGCGCAAGAAGACCGACAGACGAAAAAGCATACGCATCGAATTGGGATGCAATTTTTGGAAAGAAAAAAGATGAGAAACCATTACAACCAGGAAGAATTGGAAGCAGCCAGGATTCTGGACTTGGTGAGGCTGGGAGACAAGACAGTCCCTTGGACAACGATAACGTGGGCACTCTGGGTGCTAGGTGACGCTGTTGGCCTCAACTAATCCTTACGAAGGCATCTTGCATCAGTTGTTAGAGACTGAGGCGAGAGAGTGGCTTAAACGCTATGCTGATAAGTCAAGAGAGGTTGGCGTTGGTGCGGCACGAACGTGGTGGGAAGACACCATCATTGACATAGAGAAAAAAAGAGGAAAACCTGCAACTGATATGTTAAGAGTAGCAATGAACAAAGAAGTAGCAAAGAGAAAGGCAAAGAAATGACATTTATGGTCACCTATCGGGTTGAAGGCTCACCGCAAGGCAAAGGACGGCCACGGTTTCGCAATACTGGCAAGTTCGTACAAATTTATACACCTGCTAAAACAAAAGCATACGAAGAAGAAATCCGCGATGCTGCCAAGCAAGCAATGGGTGTCTCAGAGCCGTTAGCCGGTGCTGTAAAGGTT